GTTTCGACAGGGAACCAGGGTGTGAGAGATGCATGCCGGAGACGCTGTCTGCTCCGTTATCAAGCAGCAAATAAATCTAACTGCAAAATAGAAGATAGTCCATCGGATTACGACGACTTTAAACATCGTCTTGAAGCAGAGAACTGGGTAGTGGATGGTATATTCCATCCATTAAGGGGTCTCATCGAACAGTGGCATAAAGATCATGCCACTGACGCTTTCCGCCTATTGCATAATGCCTTTGTTTTCCTGTCGAGATTGTCGCTTCGCGACGTTCCCGATTTGGAGGACAAGGCGATGCAAGACTACTTGGCACATGAATACCGTATCTCGACTGTGGTTCCCACCACAGAAGAAGCGGACATCATTACCAAGTGGTTTCCTCGGGTTGGGGATGTTCGCTATTCACCCATCTATAAAGATGTGGTGTGCAAGCATGGTCCCGGTGCCGTTGCAGATGCTGGTCGATCCTTGTCTGAAAAGTACAAGAAGATCGGTACAGATATCTGGACTGACTACTTAGACCAGAGGATGGATCCTCCCCCCAGTACACCCCGACCACGATGTGAGTTTGAACGCACATCGAAGGTCGTGTTTGTACCTAAGAGCGTTACTAGTCTCCGCACGATATGTATGGAGCCTACTACACTCCAATGGTACCAACAAGGATTCTTCAAGTCGCTGTCTCGGTATATCCGAAATCACAGGTACTTGAAGAGGCGGATTTCACTAGAGAACCAGGAATACAATCGCGAATTGGCATTTGTCGGTTCAATCGATGGATCTTTTTCCACGATCGACTTGACAGCCGCTAGCGATTCAGTATCCTGGCGCCTAGTGAAGGCGTGGTTTCAACGATCAGTACTACGTGAAACCTTCTGGAGCTGTCGTTCTAAGAACGCTTTGCTCCCGAACGGCGACGTAATCAGGCTTCACAAGTTTGCTCCAATGGGATCAGCTTTGTGCTTTCCCGTAGAGTGCCTTGTGTTCGCCGCTATCGTTGAAGCTTCGATTAAAGAGGTTGGAGGGCGTCCACACGAATCACAGTACCGTGTGTACGGCGACGACATCATCGTGGAGTCTGAATACGCAGAGACAGTTGTCTCGCGATTAATTCAGAACGGATTTATCCCAAATAAGGATAAATCCTATACCTACACTAAGAGTTCCCTTATTTACAGGGAATCATGTGGAGGCGAATACCTTAACGGTGATGATGTCACCCCGATTCGGTTGTCCCGCTGGTTCGCGGGATTAACCTTTTCGGTTAGTGATGCGTCGACAATCGAACGTCTCATTTCTTTTGCAAATGACTGTTATGGTCATTTGCCCACCGTCCGACTTTGTATTATCCGGTGCCTTGATTCATTGAGGCCCGGTTACAAAGTGCCCTTTTCCGATAGTGGAGATGTCGGGCTCTTTAGCCCAACTCCCACGAATTATCGGATCAAGACGGTCAGATATTCTGACTCTTTCCAAGAGCCAGTCTATCGAGCTGGGGGGTTGAAAACAACTTATCCCCAACATGACCCGGCGGAGGAAGATATTCGACTTTTTGAATATCTTAGAGTCAATGAGACTCGGTCCCGTCTTCTGTTTCCGGAAGATAGGACTGAGGTCCGATTGTCCCTCCCTCGCTATACGAAGTGGTCTAGTCGAAACTACTTCGACCTACACCCGTAGGT